AACACCAAACGAAGGATCCGTCCCCATGAGCATGATTGTGTCACCTGTTCCCGAGCCAGCATGTCTTCCGGCAGCTCTGGCTTCATCAACACGAAGCTCCGCCATCCTGGCGCTCGACCTTGGCACGACGACAGGTTGGGCCAGCCGGATCGGTGGCATCGTGCATAGCGGCACGGTCTCCTTCCGCCCCAGCCGCTACGATGGCGGTGGCATGCGCTATCTGCGTTTCCAGCGCTGGCTCGACGCACTGGCTCATGACAGCGACGGATTGGGCACAATCTACTTCGAGGAAGTCCGTCGTCATGTGGGCACGGATGCTGCCCATCTCTACGGCGGCTTCCTCGCGACGCTGACCGCATGGTGCGAGCGCGAACAGGTCGCCTACCAAGGAGTTCCGGTCGGCACCATCAAGCGCTTTGCCACTGGCAAGGGCAACGCCGGCAAGGACGCGGTGCTGACCGCCGTTCGCATGCGTGGGTATCAACCGGCTGACGATAACGAAGCCGACGCCATCGCGCTCCTGCTCTGGGCCATTGAGACCGAGGGAGGCGTGCGATGACCGAATGGACACCAAGCCTCGTGGAGGCGCGATTGGCTGAAGCGGCCTATGTTCTCAAGCGCCTGCCCAAGGAGAAGGTGCAGGGCTATTTCAGCACCTGGCCAACCATGCTGTACGAGTTCAGCGACCTCGTCGGCCAGGAGCCGAAGCCGATGCGCGTGTTGCCATCGCCCGCCGCGATCAGCCGCATGGAGGAGACACTCAGCTGGACCGTGGGTCTCGACCCGATCGACGGCAAAATCATCTGGATGCGTGCCTACGGGGAACGCTGGAAGACGATCTGCTGGGCGGTCGGGCTTCAGCGTTCTGCCGCCCACCAACATTGGATCTATGCGCTGTGCGTCATTGCCTGGCGTCTCAACCAGCGCCGCGTGCCGAAACTGCGGTCGAGACGCTATGTGATCGAGATGGTGCGGCAGGTCTGCGACCTCCCCGAACTGGAGCGAGATTGATGTCTTGTCCGTACATTGTCCGTATGATACAAGAAGGGAACGGAGAATTGCCATGTCCACAGCCGAAGCCAAGTCCGAGCGCATCGAGGTGCGCACCACGCCAAGCATGAAGGCGCTGCTGCAGCGCGCCGCAACGTTCTCTCACAAGAACGTCACCGAGTTCATGCTCGAAGCAGGTATCAAGGCTGCCGAAGAAGCGCTGCTCGATCGGCGGGTATTCCGTCTGGATGACGAGCAGTGGCAGGCATTCCAGACCGTGCTCGACCGTCCGGTGACGCACAAGCCCGCCTTGGCCAAACTGCTTTCGGAAAAGAGCGTCCTTGAGTGACGGCCTCAAACAAAGCCTATTCGGCGATCGAGAAGCTCGACGCCTCGCACGAGGTTGACGCATTCGATTGCGGCAAGGAACCGCTCGACCAGTTCCTGAAGCGCTATGCGCTGGTCAACCTGAAGGCTGGCAGCGCACAGACCTATGTCGTTTGTCGCGAGGGACTGCGCGTTGTCGGATACTACAGCCTCACCTATGGCGCGGTCGAACACGCCGACGCTGCGGCCCGGGTGAGCAAGGGCCTCGCGCGGCATCCGATCCCGGTCATGCTGCTGGCTCGGCTGGCGATCGACAAACGCGAGCAAAGGCGTGGTCTGGGCAGAGCCCTGCTGAAGGACGCCCTGCGTCGTACCTCGCAGGCCGCTGACATCGCCGGGATGCGAGCGCTGCTCGTGCATGCCAAGGATGACGAGGCGCGCGCCTGGTACGAAGCCCTCAACTTCGAGAGCAGCCCGACTGATCCCTTCCACCTCTTCCTGCTCTTGAAAGACCTGCGAGCTCTCGTCGGCGCGTGAAGGAAATTACACGCAGCATTGCGGAAGATGTCCGCCGGACACTTTTTGCGGAGACGAAACCGCCGGTGATGGGCTAGTTTCCAGCTACCCTCGGGAGAGGCACACGCCGATCCGACACTCGAATAAACCGAATTCGGCCTGAGCCGCTGATATCTTGGTTCCTTCCCGGTGGATTTCGTATGCGGGAGGGCGCGGCGCGAAACGTCGCTAGCGTCAGGCCGGATTTTTTGGGAAGCCAGCGAGAGTCCAGCGCCTTTCATGGCCGCTCGGAAGTCCCGACGAACACAAGCTTTTTTGCCTTATGACGCCTGCCATGCCTGGACCCTTCGCGGAGTCCGGCTCGGCATCCGGCATCCAGCGGCCAATCGACGACAACACGCCCAGCCATCACCGGACATCATGACCCTCAGCTTCGCCCCCGAAGCGATCGAGACCTGGCCGCTCGACCGCCTGCGCCCCTATGCGCGCAACGCCAAGACCCATGGCGCGGACCAGGTCGCCAAGATCGCCGCCAGCATGGCGGAGTTCGGCTGGACGGTCCCGGTGCTGGTGTCGAGCGACGGAGAGGTCATTGCCGGCCATGGCCGGATCATGGCTGCCGCGCAGCTCGGCCTCACCGAAGCGCCCGTCATCGTGCTGGATCATCTGACCGAAGCGCAGCGTCGTGCCTACCGCATCGCCGACAACAAGCTGACCGAACTCGGGGCTTGGGACGATGCGCTGCTTTCCGGCGAGCTGCAGGAACTCGTCGCCGATGAATTCGACCTCTCGCTGATCGGCTTCTCCGATGGCGAACTCGACCGGCTGCTTGCGCTGGAACCGGGCACCGAGACATCCGACGCTACGGGCGTCGCCCCCGTCGTTATCCCAGAGCCGCCCCGCAATCCGGCATCTCGCCTCGGCGATCTGTGGACGCTGGGCGATCACCGGCTGCTCTGCGGCGACAGCACGAGCCGTATCGATGTCTGCCGCCTTATGAATGGCGAGCGCGCGATCCTGTTCGCCACCGACCCGCCTTATCTCGTCGATTACGATGGCTCGAACCATCCGACCCGCAACAAGGACTGGTCACCGTCATACGGCGTCACCTGGGACGACAGCAGCCAGGGCGCGGAACTCTATGACGGGTTCATCGCGGCGGCCGTTGCCGAGGCGATCACCGAGGACGCCGCCTGGTATTGCTGGCACGCCTCGCGCCGCCAGGCGATGCTGGAAGCCTGCTGGGAGAAGGCAGGCGCGTTCGTCCATCAGCAGATCATCTGGGTGAAGGACCGCGGCGTTCTGACCCGGTCGCACTACCTCTGGAAGCACGAGCCCTGCTTCATGGGCTGGATAAAGGGCAAGCGCCCGCCGAAGGTGGCCGAGGAAACGCTGCCATCGACATGGGCGCTGCCCAGCTTCGCCAAGGACGACCGGCCCGATCACCCGACGCCGAAACCGCTCGACGCATTCGGCATCCCGATGCGCCAGCATGTGGCGCGCGGCGGACTTTGCTACGAGCCGTTCTCCGGCTCGGGTTCGCAGATCATGGCGGGTGAAGCCAATGGCCGTCGTGTCTTCGCGATGGAGATCAGCCCTGCCTATGTCGATGTCGCCATCGAACGCTGGCAGGCCGACACCGGGCGCGAGGCGATCCTCGACGGCGACGGACGGACCTTCGCGCAGGTGAGAACTGAACGGCTGGGCGACGGAGCTGGCAGTCCGCCCGATACATCCGAAGCCGACGCCGATCCTGAGCCCGCGCGAAAGCGCAAATCCGCCGCGTGACATGGATGACCTGGCTCTACATCCCTCTGGACATAGTTCCGGAGCCGGAGACGCGTGCCTCTTCGGCCTCTCCCTCTGCTCCGGCGCGGGCGGACTCGACCTCGGGCTCACCATCGCACTACCCGGATATCGTGCTGTGGGCCATGTCGAACGGGAAACCTTCGCCGCAGCCATTATCGTGGCGCGGATGGAAGATGCGTCCCTGGATCGCGCGCCTGTCTGGGACGATGTTGCCAGCTTCGACGGCAAACCATGGCGTGGCACGGTGGATATCCTCTCTGCTGGCTATCCGTGCCAGCCGTTCTCCGTCGCGGGCAAGCGCCGCGGCGCGGACGATCCGCGTCACCTCTGGCCTCATGTCGCCCGCATCATCGCTGAGATCGAACCGCCCTTCGTCTTTCTTGAGAATGTCGCCCATCATCTCCGCCTCGGCTTCCCCGAAGTCGCCACAGGACTGGTCGGCATGGGCTACCGCCTTGCGGCAGGCCTCTTCACGGCGGCGGAAGTCGGCGCGCCCCACAAGCGCGAGCGGCTGTTCATCCTCGCAGTCCGCGAAGGAGACGAACTGGCCAACCCCGCGCGCTTGCTCCGGGACCCGGTCGAGTGGCGGGAACCGGACGGAATTGCTGCGGCTCTGGCCCACGCCGAGGGCGAGCGCCAACGAGAACCGGCAGACGAAGCCGACGCCGTCGCAGGAAGCGGGCCAGCACGGGATGAACCTCGCGACGACGGCAGCGATGTGGCCGACGCCGCAGACCGACAGCTTCCGCAGCCGGGGTGGCGAGCGGCGCGACGAGAAGGGTCTGGACCGCATGGCGCGGGACTGGCCGACGCCGATGGCGAACGATGGCTGCAAGCCGAGCGCGGGCAACCGCCGGACGGCCGATCTGACACATGCAGCGGGATTGTGGATGACGCCGACGGCGCGCGATCACAAGGACGGGGCGACCAGTCTGGTCAACACGCCGGTCAACGGTTTGCTTGGCCGCCAGGTCCTGACGACGCCGATGGCTGGACGCGATACCTCCGACATGCGCCGGACCTTGAACCCGCTGTTCGTAGAGGCGCTGATGGGCTGGCCCACCGGGTGGACCGGCTTCGACTTTGCGGCAACGGCGTGGTGCCACTGGTTGCTGCGCATGCGCTTAGAACTCTCGCAGCTGAATTGCTGGCCGCTGGATGATCAGATGCTGGCCGGCCTAAATTGAGGTTATCCTTGATGGCGATGGCCCCGCCTCTCACTTGCACGAAGGACGGCTTGCCGCGGAAAACGCTGTCGCAAAGCCATAAAGGAAATTGTTAACCATATGTGCCATGGTTTAGAGAAACTTTGTCGTGAGGGGTTCGCAGGTAAATGACGCAGAAAACTCTGCATACGATCGGATACGAAGGAAGTTCTATCGGCGACTTTCTGGCAACGCTGGAAGCAGTCGGGATCGACCTTCTGATCGATGTGCGTGATGTTCCGATCTCCAGAAAGCCTGGATTCTCAAAAACTGCGCTATCGGGCTGGCTTCAGACCTGCGATATTGCGTACCTGCATCTCAAGGGTCTCGGAGATCCCAAGCCCGGACGGATCGCTGCGCGCGAAGGGCGCTACGATGACTTCCGGCAGATTTTTGGAACGCACCTGAAGTCTTCAGCCGCGCAGACCGATATGCGTCGCGGATTGGATGCCGCCTCGAAGAAGGTGGCATGTCTCCTTTGCTTTGAGCGCGATCATACTCACTGCCATCGCTGCATCGTTGCCGAGGAAATGGCTCACCGCGGCGGGTTTCGGCTTGTCCACCTCGGAGTTCAAAGCGGCTTGAAGGCCAAGATTGGTAAGGGGTGTGAACGCACGCATGACGGAGCACTTGCCCTCGTCGGGTAACACCGAAGCGGTCGTCATCATTAAGGCAGCACCCCAAGTCGGTCAGCGACATGGGGAAACAGTTTGCTGCGCCGGTCTCGATCTTTATGGCCAGTGGCTCCGTCTATATCCGGTTTCGTTTCGAATGCTTGATGCCAACAAGAAATTTGGGCGGTGGGACCGCATCAAATTCAAGTGGCGGCGCCCGAATGATGATCCGCGCCCGGAAAGCAGGCGCGTCGATCAGGACTCGATTGAAATTGCTGGTGAACTAAAGCGAGGGGAACGCGAACGGTTCCTGACGAAGTCGATCATCACCAGCCTTCAAGGTGAGCGCGACGCCGGTCGATCACTCGCGCTGCTGAAACCAGACGTAATTGAGTTTGTCGCCGAAAAAAAATCAGCTTCCGATCTCGACGAAGAAACAAAGCGCTTCGATGCTCTTCGAGCGCAGGGCGATCTCTTCTCGAAACAAGCGACGCCATATCGACCGTGCCCCTATCGGTTCAAGTACCGGTATCGCACCGAAGACGGTGAACGCTTTGGCACCTGTCAGGACTGGGAGATTGAAGCAACGTACTTTAATTGGTCGAACCAATATGGGGAAACCAAAGCGCTCGACGAGTTGCAGCGTGTTTTCGGCGAGGAATACCCGAAAAAGGGTATGCTCCTCGCAATGGGCACCCACTCGCTTTACCCCGATACATGGCTGATCAATGGTGTGATCCGCCTCGACGATGTCAAACAGTCGTCTCTCTTCTGAATTCCATCGGAGATTTGCTCTTGGCTCAGTCGCGCGTCATGTCGCTGGCCGAGTCCCTCGCCAATGTCGCGGTAGGCTACGGGCTTGCCGTCATCACGCAGCTCCTCGTCTTTCCCCACTTCGGGCTGCACACGACACTCGCCGAGAACCTGACGATCGGCGCGATCTTCACCGTGGTGTCGATTGGCCGATCCTATTGCCTTCGAAGAATGTTCGAGGGACTGCGCGTGTACCGGGAGAGCAAGAAAGCCGCCGAGGCCTGACCTCGACGGCTTTGGGATGTTCGAGTCAGGCGATCCGGTAAATCCGCCCGCGCCCCTCGACCTTCTCCGAGGTCACGTCGAGCCCGAGTTTCTTCTTCAGTGCTCCGGCAATCGCGCCGCGCACCGTGTGGGCCTGCCAGCCGGTGGCTGCGGTGATCTCCTCGATGGTTGCGCCGTCCGGCGCGCGCAGCATGGCGATCAGCGAGGCCTGCTTAGTCCCGGCGCGTGGCGTGCGCGTCGAAGATGCGCGCTCGGGAGCAGCGTCCGGTGTGGGATCCTCCGGCAGCGCTTCTGTCGCGCTCGGGCGCGCAGTGTCGGCATCATCCGGCTCGATGCCGATGGCGGCAAGACCCGCGTCGGTGGCGACCAGCGTCGTGCCGTGGCCGTCGCCGGTTTCGCGCCAGACCGGTTCGCCACGTCGTGAGTTTACTTCGACCTCCTGCAGCAAGCCCTTCGCGATCATCGTGCCGACGACCTTGGCGGCTGCGCCACCGCGCAGGCTGTCGGGCAGCGGCAGGGCGATGCGTTCGGGTCGCTGCGCAGCAGCGCTCAGAATGATGGCTTGGGTGTCGGAAAGCTGGGTCATCGGAACCTCCGGTTCGAGAGCGCCGCGACCATCGCGGCGCTTCTACGAGGCCAAGCCCCGCAATCGCGGGGCTGGCGCGGAGGTCGGCCGGATCATTCGACGTGTTCGCCTTCGCGGAAGGCGCTGTCGGTGATGCGCTTCAAGAGTTCGGCGTAGTGGGCGAGCGTTCCGACGTGGCCCCAATGCACCTCGTCCGGATGAACATCGAAATGCTCGTCGCTCAGGGCGGTAAGCCGCGCCAGCATGGAGTCGATCTCGACCTTGCGAGCGATGAAGGCGTCGAGGGCCTTGGCGTTTTGGGGTGCGCGGGTCATCCGGGATCTCCTTGGTTCGTGACCCCATACAGGCTCTGTCCCGGACGCTTATCAAGGCAATAAGTGCATCAAAACATTATGTTTTCGGAGCGGACATGCAGGGCTTCAGCGAGCGCCAGTACGCGTCCCGTGTCGGCTTGTCGCGGGGTGCGATCCAGAAGGCGAAGACCTCGGGACGGCTCGTCCTTCATGCCGATGGTTCGATCGATGCGCGGGCCAGCGATGCGCGCCGCGCGTCGATGACCGACCCCTCGAAGCAGCGCCGGGATGGCGGCGATGCCAAGCTGAAGCCCGTCCCCGATGCGGCCTTGTCCGCGGTCGGCGACACGCTGCGCGAAAGCGGGATCGCGCCGTCATCGGCCGGCGGCGGAACCACGTTCCTCCAGGCCAAGACAGCCAACGAGGTGCTGAAGGCTCAGGAACGGCGTCTGCGTCTGCAGCGCATGAAGGGCGAGGTCATCGATCGGGCGCGAGCGACCGCTCTCGTCTTTCAACTGGCGCGCGAGGAGCGCGACGCATGGGCGAACTGGCCGGCGCGGATCGCGGCATTGATGGCAGCGGAGCTCGGCCTCGAGGCGCACAGAATGCAGAAGGTTCTGGAGACCCATGTCCGAGCGCACCTCGCCGATCTCGCCGAGGTCGCGACAGATTTCCGATGATTTGTTCGCCTTCGAAGGCGTCGATGCGCTCGCCCAAGCCTGGCGGGATGGCCTGACGCCCGATCCTTCGCTCAACGTCTCCGAATGGGCGGACCGGCATAGATTTCTGAGCCCGCGTGCTTCTGCGGAGCCCGGACGGTATCGCACCGACCGCACGCCCTACATGCGCGCCATCATGGATGCGCTGTCGCCGGGCAACGCAGCGCGGCGCATCGTCTTCATGAAGGCGGCGCAGGTCGGGGCTACCGAGGCCGGCAACAACTGGATCGGCTATGTCATCCACCATGCGCCGGGACCCATGCTTGCGGTCCAGCCGACGGTGGAACTGGCCAAGCGCTTCTCGCGCCAGCGCATCGATCCGCTGATCGCGGAAAGCCCGGTGCTGCGCGAGCGCGTCAAACCGCAGCGCTCGCGCGATGCCGGCAACACGGTTCTGTCGAAGGAATTCCCGGCGGGGCTGCTGGTCATCACAGGCGCCAACAGCGCGGTCGGCCTGAGATCCATGCCGGCGCGCTACCTGTTTCTCGACGAGGTCGACGCCTACCCGCCTTCCGCCGACGAAGAAGGCGATCCTGTCGCGCTCGCGGAAGCCCGCACGCGCACGTTCTCCTGGCGATCGAAGGTCTTTCTGACTTCGACGCCGACGATCCATGGCGTCTCGCGGATCGAGCGCGAGTTCGAGGCCAGCGATCAGCGGCGCTACTTCGTGGCTTGCCCACACTGCGATCATCGCCAGTGGCTTCGCTTCGAGCGTCTGCGCTGGGAGAAGGGTCAACCGCATACGGCGCACTATTCTTGCGAAGCCTGTGAGGGCCGGATCGAGGAGCATCACAAGACGGCCTTGATGATGTCCGGCGAATGGCGACCGACGCGCGACGATGCGCACTCGGGAACGGTCGGGTACCACCTCTCCGGGCTCTATTCGCCGGTGGGCTGGCTCTCATGGGCTGACATCGCCCGGATGTGGGAAGCCGCGCAGACGAGCGACGAAGCCAAACGCAGCTTCAAGAACGGCGTCCTCGGCGAAACCTGGATTGAGACCGGCGAAGCACCGGATTGGCAGCGGCTCTACGAGCGTCGCGAGCCATGGCGCATCGGCACGGTGCCGAGCGGTGGTCTGTTTCTCACGGCGGGCGCAGACATCCAGAAGGATCGTATCGAAGTCTCGATCTGGGCCTGGGGTCGCGGGCTCGCAAGCTGGCTCGTCGACCATATCGTCATCCCCGGCGGCCCGGACAGCGCCGAGGCTTGGGACGCTTTGACGGATCTCCTCGGCCAGACATGGCCGCACGCCCATGGCGTTCGCTTGAGCCTGTCGAAACTCGCGATCGACACAGGGTTCGAAGCGCCAGCCGTCTATGCATGGGCGCGCCAGCAGGGATTTGCGCAGGTCATTCCCATCAAGGGCGTCGAAGGCTTCAATCGCGCAGCGCCGGTGACTGGCCCGTCCTTTGTCGATGCGACGGAAGGTGGCCGGAAGATCCGCCGCGGCGCACGGCTCTGGACGATCGCCGTCGCGACCTTCAAGGCCGAGACCTATCGCTTTCTGCGGCTTTCAAAGCCCACCGACGAGGACGCGGCGGATGGAGCGCAGGGCCCGGCCGGACTTATGCACCTTCCACAGGGAGTCGACGCCGAATGGGTGAAGCAACTCGTCGCCGAGCATCTCGTGACCATCACGACCAAGCGCGGGTTCCAGAAACTCGAATGGCAGAAGGTTCGCGAACGCAACGAGGCGCTGGACTGCCGGGTCTATGCCCGCGCCGCGGTCTGGATCGCTGGAGCCGATCGCTGGTCCGAGGACAAGTGGCGCGATCTCGAAGATCAGGTCGGTCCCCTGCCAGCAGACAACGACGACACGCAATCGAACATTGAAGCCGGGCGTCTCGCCCGCTCAACCCCGCCATCCACCAAGCGGCAGAGCGACTGGCTCGGCCCGCGCGGGAAGTGGTTCTGAGGATATGCCATGGCCTGGACGACGGACGAACTCGATGCGCTGAAGCGCGCCTATGCCAGCGGCACGCTCCGGGTCAGCTATGACGGCAAAGCGGTCGAGTATGGCTCGGCGGACGACCTTCTGAAGCGGATCCGCACCATCGAGACCGAGATCACGGCATCCTCCGGCGTGTCGCGCCCGAACGCGGGCTATGCCGGGTTCGGACGAGGCGACCGATGAACCATATCACCTTCTTCGACCGGATGGTGGCGTGGGCCGCGCCCGAGGCTGGTGTGAGGCGGGCGCTCGCCCGCCGCAGCTTCGAGGCGCTGAGCGCCAAGACCCGTGGGTATGACGGCGCGGCCAAGGGGCGGCGCACGGACGGCTGGAAGGCGGCAGGAACATCGGCTGATGCCGAGATCGCCGCCGCCAGCGGCCTGTTGAGGGATCGCATGCGCGATCTCACCCGCAACAATCCACACGCAGCGAAGGCTGTTTCCGTGCTGGTCAACAACATCGTCGGCAGCGGCATCATTCCGCGCGCTGCGACGGGTGACGCCAGGCTCGACGAGACGGTTGACCGGCTCTGGACCGACTGGTCCGCCGCCTGCGACGCCGATGGACAGCTCGACATCTTCGGACTGCAGACCCTGGCGGTGCGGGAGATGATCGAGGCTGGCGAGGTGCTGATCCGCCGACGCCCGCGACGTCTGAGAGATGGTCTGGCCGTTCCGCTCCAGATCCAGATCATTGAAGCCGATCTGCTGGACAACACCCGCAACGGCGATCTCGCCGATGGCGGGCGATTGCTTCAGGGCATCGAATTCGATCCCTTGGGCCGACGCCGCGCCTATTGGCTCCATGCCCAGCACCCTGGCGATGCCGTCGTCACCATGCGCCGACGCCTCGAAAGTCTGGCCATCCCGGCGAGCGAGGTGCTGCATCTCTACGAGAAGCAGCGCACGCAAGTGCGCGGCGTTCCATGGGGCACGCCGGTGATGCGGGCGCTGCGCGATCTCGACGACTGGACGCAGGCCGAGCTGGTCCGCAAGAAGACGGAAGCCTGTGTGGTCGGCATCGTGCTTGGCGCCGACGAAGCCGATCAGGGGATTGCCCCGTCGGTGGTCGACGCCGATGGCAATCGTGTCGAGCAGTTCGAGCCCGGATTGATCGCCTATGCGCGCGGCGGAAAAGATATCCGGTTCAACCAACCCGCCACGACGGCAGGCGTCGGCGAGTGGCTGCGCGCGCAGCTTCACATCGTTGCGGCAGGCTTCCGCATGCCCTACGAGCTGCTGACCGGTGACCTCAGCCAGGTCAACTATTCATCGATCCGGGCTGGGCTCGTGGAGTTTCGTCGCCTGATCGACGCCGTCCAATGGCAGATCGTGATCCCGGTTCTCTGCCAGCCCATGTGGGTCTGGTTATGCCAGTCCGCATGGGCTGCCGGGAAACTGCCGCGGCCGGACATTGCGGTCGAATGGTCTCCGCCGCGTTTCGAAGCCGTGGACCCGCTGAAGGACGCGATGGCCGATCTTCTGGCGTTGCGCTCGGGCACCATGTCGCTGGCGCAGGCCATCGCCCGTCAGGGCCACAACCCCGACGCCGTGCTCACCGAGATCGCCGTCATGAACGCGAAGATCGACGCCCTCGGGCTCATTCTCGACAGCGATCCGCGGCGCGTGACGAAGACCGGCGTGATGCAGGCTGACGCCACCGGCCAACCCTACAATCCCGACAACTGAGCTTTTGCCCTATGACCCGAAACATCGACCTGCCACCGCTGACGCGGGCGGCGGACCTGTTGCCTGCGTCGATCGATGCGGCCGAGCGCACCATCGACGTGGTCTGGTCCACAGGCGCGCGCGTGCGCCGCAATCCCTTCTTCGGCGATCCGTTCGACGAGGAACTGGCGATGGACCCACGCGCCGTCCGCCTCGATCGCCTCAACGCGGGCGCGCCACTCCTGAAGGTACACGACGCTTCCGTGCTCGACAGCGTCATCGGCTCGGTCATGCCGGGCAGCGCCCGCATCGAAAATGGACGCGGCATCGCCCGTGTCCGCTTCTCCGACCGGGCCGAGG